ACCTAAAAGACCCTTGATGCCGAGATTGAAGCACATGTTGAGCAGCACCGACTGGCGAACCTCATCGAGCTTATTGTATATCTCAGGGATCTCATCGATTAGCCATTGCTCGCAGTCCTGGATATCTCTCTCCAGCATGGCATAGGCTTCTTTCTGGGAGATACCCCGGTCATCGAGATTGCGGCCGATACCAATGGTCAGTTTACCAGCAGTACATCGGTATGGCTTCAGTCGCAAACCCTCATGTCTGACTAACTGAGCTGTTATCCGATTCAATAGGGACTCGGTCATGCTTGCTCCTTGTACCAGATGTGATCAACGATCCGGTGCCAGGAAAGCACTCCCCTGTATGCTGACAAATCAGGATAAGCAAGGATGAGACAGAATATTTACGTGTTCGAATTGATGTTAGTGTATGAGTTGAGAAAGTGGACTTTCTAACAGAATAGCAATGGTTGGATGATTAGCACCCTAGTTATAAGTGATCGAAAACATAAAAGGGACTATTCTTCTCCCTTTATACAAACCCCTTACTATCAAATGAATTCATGTCCATGTCATAATAGCTTAGCGCATACCTGCCATGAATTGAAGTGTATGAGGGAGACTTCTTGGCGACTAAATTCTGGATACTTGAAGTTGAAAACTCAGTCGAAAGCCATTCATTCCTCCCAAGGTACTCTCTTTTTGTAATAAAGTCCAGTGCAGGAATGTCCTTATTATCAATTGGTTTCTTGAGAATAACATGTTCAACTGCAATATGGTGCTTGGCTAAATACAACAGGAAATTGGTGGTACCTTGGTTTATCCCAAAACATCCATTTGCCGATGGAAACTTCTGCTTCTCTTCATAGGCTTTTATTCGTCCATTATCAATCCATTCAAACACATCAACATCCCACAAACCTTTGAACCCTGCAACTCTATTCGCAAAAAACCTCTCAATTGCTGATTTGCGAATTAATCCCTTATCTCTGAGAAATTCAATTGCTTGATTCTGTCTTCTCTCATCTCTCACAAATGCTGGTATCGTTTTTAATTCGGCACATTCATACGGTGAGGCATTGCTAATCAGATGCTCTGTATTGAAGCCTTTAAGGGTTTTCAAGTTGTATGTATAGTAACTGCCATCTCGACCCATAAAAACTATGAATATTTTGATGTTACAATTGATAAAATGGTTGAAGATGAACATGTCAAATTCGGATAGCATTATCTCCGTTAAGAATTTGATGATGTAATAGTCTTTACTAACTGAAGATTCCTTAGAAAACCACCACCCAGAAGATAGGTTTTGTCCGTCTACGTTTTGGAGATACTTCTCTTTGAAGAACTCCTCAATACATATCCCCTCAAGCCGAGTATGCTTATCTTGCTTGAGTATATCGACACATACTTTATCGTTTGAAAAATCTGGCATCATTGATCTATCACTCCACTATCTGAAATGCTCTTGGTAAGCTTGATATAGCTACTATTTCTACCATTAGATATCAATTATATCGAAAGCTTTTGTTAGATTATCTCTGGAAATTCTAAAACCACTGCCGTGATCATGTGATTTCCCCATACTACTGCCCGTTTTGTAAACCCCAATCCGGATATCAAACATAATATAGCCATTCCGTATCAAACTGATAAATCGAGCCATGTTCAGGCCTGTTAGTATAGTGCAGTCAGTGAAATGGAACTCCTCATGGCCATCTTTCAGTCTAGTCTTTGCTTCAACCACTGCTGTTGTCATTAGTTTCTGAGTCAGAATCTTCTCAATATCAGCGTATGTCCAATATACAAGTATGGGTTCCAATTTATTTCGGGACAGGTTAATAATGCGTAGGTATATCTTTTGCGTATTATCGTCGGCTTCTATTTTGAACCCGTACCCAGATCTATGCGTATTGAATTTATGGCTAAAAGCACTGGTGTGTAGAACCTTCATTTCTGGATGTTCGATATCTGGAGTACCGTACTTTTCTCTCAATAATGTATTTACACCTTTGGGAAAAGATGGGGCCTTTGTAAAAAGGGTAATGTATGAGGAAGCATAACTCCTTCGGCTCTTTATCTCAATGCCTTTGAAATCAGGTTCATCTAAATTATTTTCCACTATATCACATACGTCTTCGAATGTCTTTCCTATGCCAGTATTGCCTGTTCTGTGAGTCCTAATGTATCCAGCATCTCTCACTTTCTCAAACAGCTCAATAAATTCCTTGATAGAATCCTGCATGCCAGTTTCCTTGCTCCATATTTCTAAGTTATTTAGAGTGATGGAACAAGGATTGCAGAGTCCTTTGTTTTGTATAGCTTTTTTTAAGGAGAACAAGCAGAATGTCAAAATATGTTGACCCCAAATGGGATTTTCGAGACTCGGATACCAAAGAGTATACTCACTGCTTCCATAACTATCCAGCAATGATGATTCCTCAAATTGCAAGAGAGTTAATCAGTCAATACGGGAAGAAAGCATCCTTACTATTTGATCCTTATTGTGGTACGGGGACATCTCTTGTTGAGGCAAACCTTGTGGGCATTGAAGCAATTGGCACGGATTTAAATCCTTTGGCTAGGCTAATCTCTCGAGCAAAGACGAATCTTGTCGATTTGACTGAGTTGTCGAGACAGATTGGTGAATACAATAATCATACATTTGAGTTTAGAATGGGTATTAGGGCTATACCAACTGATAGATATCCAGACTTCGACAATATTGAGTATTGGTTTGATCCAAATGTAACGAAGCTTTTATCAATAATCAAAGAATATATATCGAAGATTGACAACTCCCTAATACGGGATTTCTTTCAAACTGCTTTTAGCGAAACGGTTAGAGAATCATCATGGACAAGGAATAGCGAGTTCAAGCTCTACAGAATGTCAGTTAAGCAGCTCGAGAAGTTCAGTCCTGATGTGTTCGGATTGATGGAGACAAAACTAGCCCGGAATTATAAAGGATTAGTCTCGTATCTAAATCGAAAAAATGGGAATGCTAGATCAGCAGTTTATGATTTTAACACTGTCGATTCAATACCCAGTGATCTGATCCAACCTGAATCCATAGAGCTCATTGTCACGTCCCCTCCTTACGGCGATTCGAGAACTACAGTAGCATATGGTCAGTTTTCCAGACTGTCTAATCAATGGCTTGGAATCGACAAAGCTAACCACATAGATAAAAGATTGATGGGAGGCATACCAAATAAAGAGAGTGTTGAGTTCAATATTCCATACCTTGACGAAGTTATTGGACGCATTAAAGAAAAAGATCCTAAAAGAGTTACTGATGTCACGTCATTCTACGCTGATTATCTGAAGTCTATCAACAATGTAGCATCTGTTGTAAAACAAGGTGGCATTGTCTGCTATGTAGTAGGCAATCGGCGAGTCAAGGGCGAGTTTATTGAAACTGATGAAATTACCAAAACTATGTTTGAAAACCAAGGATTCAAGCATGTTGAGACGATCATTAGAAACATCCCCAACAAGCGTATGCCTTCAAGGAATTGCCCTACAAACCAGAAAGGGAACACGGATAGCACAATGATAAATGAGTTTATTGTGGTGTTAAAGAAGAGCTAGTTTATCATGCTTCAGTTTAAAGAAATTCTCATGCAAATACTCCTTAGGAAGGATCAAATAGGGATACCCATTTTGAAAACAAGATTGCTCAAGATTGCATATCTTGTAGAAGTTGAATACTTTCGGTCTTTTAGAGAGAGAATTTCAGAAACTGAATGGGTATATTATAAGTACGGTCCTTATGTATATGGTTATGATGATGTTCTGAAGGAGAACGAATTCTTCATCCGTATGGACGGAATTGATGATGATTACGCAGTCATAGAGTTGAAAGATCCCTATCAGAGTTGTTCGATTAAGTCGCCTGAGAAACTTATAATTGATAGAATCGTCAAGAAATATGGCTCTATAGGGCTAAATCAACTCCTAGATTTAGTTTACTTTAACACTGAACCAATGACCTATGTTACTAATGTTCGAGACGTTCTTGATTTTTCAATAATACTACCAAAACAAGAGTATTCAGATACTAGTAAAGTAATTCCACGCGACAAGCTATCGAAAGTCAGACTGTACGTCGCAGGTAGGAGAAATCATGTACGTCAAATCTAAAGGGTTTGCTAACCTATATAATGAGGTCATAAGTAGCATCGAAGATGACACTTTGTTTTTGACATGGCATGAAGATAATTCATATTCCCAAGGAGTGATCGCATATGCTCAGGCTTGGTACCAAAAGAAGCATAAATGGTATCTGAAAAGTGCGTTTGATGACCGAATGGATGGAGATAATTCTACTTGGCATGCACTAAAGTACCCAACATCAGGGAAAGAGCCACACCCAGATCATATAGTAATGAGACATTTTGATCTTGAAGATGGTGAAAATATGATCGCTACTCATGGGAAACGTAGGCCAGTTATATTGATTAATAATTATTCGTATGACTGGGGGCAACCAGGCACTCCTTCACAGCATGAACCAACATGGTTATGTGTCCCCATTTTTAGATATAAGGGTAGGCATAGTGATCAGTACATCATTAATGACCAGCGATTAAGAAACCCCGGTCAGTTCTATCTACCAAAATCATATGATGGGTTTGCAGGGTTTGAAGACGCTAGTTGCGCCCTTTTGAATGCAATGCAGATCATTCCTGAAAAGTACTTATCAATTTATCAACCTAAAGGATACGATAAGGGATTACAATTATCACCATTAGCTACTAAGCTGCTGATTTACCATTATGTCTGTAATATGAATGTCCTGCAGTGTTTCTTTCAGGGAACAGAATCTGATGAACCTACACAATACGACTTGTTCAAGGAAGCAGTAAATATGGCTATAGACGATGAAATGCGGAATATATAAGTGCATAGTATTACATTACGGCACAATTTGAACAATGGAGATGAATAAATGAACATTTACATAATTGAAGCTTCTAACCCAATAGATAAAACACATGATACGACGGAGATTAAAGGGTTAAAATCACTGGGCAGTATGTTTATGCATTATGTTACGTCCTTTGACGTTTATTCGAAATCAGATTTCCAAAAAATCATCGAATATATAAGTTCAATAGATGCTGATGAGAAAACTGGGAAAATTGAGGAAAACATTGTTGTACATATAAGTTGTCATGGGAATACTGAAGGTCTTGCTATCGGCAAAGACTTCATCAGTTGGGATTACTTGGCGTCAATACTTGTTGATCTTGCTGAATGCAAATTTTCAGAAAAAGTATTGCTGGCTATATCTTCATGTGGGACTTCAGAACAACAATTTACTGCGGCCTTTAACGGACTTGATAGGAAAATCCGGAAAAGTATTAGCCCTCCTTCTTTCGTTGTATTCTTCGAACAAGAGACAGTTGACTGGGATGATGCTTTAATAAGCTGGGGATTATTCTACCATCAATTAGGCAAACCAGACTACACAGATTTGACAAAAAAGAAACTCATTGCCACTATAGATTTAGTTAGGAGAACAGAAATCAGTAAATTGGCATATCGAAGATGGGATAAAACAAAGCACAAGTATGTTAGATATCCTCTTGAAGTTAAGGAAGAATGATCGTACACGTCCTGCATTTCCAATGAAAGGGTGGGAACGGCGTATGTGCTCCGGAGACTCCTACCGGGTTCATCTCTGAGTCATATTCGATCTGCTCGTCTTTGATCCACGGTGCCAGAGCTTTGATGTATTCCCGGGCATCATCCAGGCTATTGGACTTGGTATCCAGAGCCATGAGATTATCCATCACTTCAAGGGCATCGTTTAGTGGATAAACCTTATCTTGGGCGGCCAGAGCCCGGCAGATATCACTGGTACGGTCATCCAGGATCACCACGAGCTTGTAGTATCTGGCTTTGGCTTTCTTGTAGCCTTGTAGCCTTCCGAACTCCCTGATTCTTAGTGCAGTATGCTCTGCCAATCCCTGCCAGTAATGGGATGAGCGGTTGGCAATGTCATTGAACTGGTCTTTGAGAGTATCGGCAAGCATCTCTTTTGTATAGCCCTGCTCGATTGCTTTGGAAAGTGTGCCTGCGAAGTTTTGCCTGATATCGGCTTCGAAGTGATTCCCGATCCAGAACAACTGCTGCTTCTGAATAGTGGATGATAGATGCTGATCTTCAATGCCCCAGAGCCCGATGCTGGTCTTGGTTGGGGCTTGCACTTGGACATCTTTCAATCCGAGCCGCACATAGCGGTCTATTATCGCCTTGGTGGGCTCATTGACCAGTGCTGCGAAGTCATCTCCCAATTGAGTATTGATGATGCTCATAAGCTTATCTATTGAGGTATGGTTGAGTTTCTCCGCTCGTGGCATGTCACTCAGCATCTGGATAGCAAGCCTGGCAGCATCCTTGATCTCAGTTTTCCATGCATTATTGAGGACCCGGTAGTACTCAAGCATTAGCTGATCATAGTAGTTCATCAGAAGCAGAACCTCCGGACTTTGACTCTGTTCCTGCCGATATCGTACTCCGAGAAGCGTTCCAGACAGCCAGCCAGAGCGTCACAGCCGTCGATATAGCCATCAGGATAGGTGAGGAACTGACTGATCAGGGTTGGTGTGTCCTGACCCTCGGGAAAGAGTATCTTGGCCGTCTCGATGATGGTTTCGGTTCTCTCGATGCGGAGGTTCTTGTTATCCTTGTTGTCGATGCGCTTGATTCTGTGCGATATCGGTGGCAGATGATTATCGGTAGCCCACCTGTCGAAGTCAGCAAGGATACGGGCTTGACCATAGGTGGTTTCACAGGCAGCCCGGGCTTTCACTCTGTAGACTCTATCCAACTCTTGGTAGGCATCATAGTAGTATCTGAAGAACTTGGTGTTCTCAGTCTGACGTATCCAGACATGGATCACATAGAAGCGGTTTCCATCATAACCAATGGAGATGACAGCTTTGAAGCAGCCCTTCTCTCCCCAGGCAGGATCGGCATAGAGCCAGACCCGCTTCATCTGGGATGGCTCAGGTAGGGTCCGGTACTTGGTGAACCAGTGGTTCTTGAAGATGTTCCCTTCGATTACCGGCTGACCAAGCATCTCCCTTTGATAACCTGTCATCCCGAACTTGGCACGCAGACTTGGCAGTGTTGCAGTGGGGTATTGAGCCTCCCAGATGGACTTACCATGCATATCTTCGAGAGAGAAGCGCAAAATCGCTTTCTGGTGCGTTTTAAGAACCGACTGGTATCCCAAGTCCAAATCGGGATTATCGGCCCGCATTTCGCCTAATATGAGTTCATGAAACTGGCAGATAGAGTAATTGGGATGTACCAGGTTCCCGAGCCATACGATCTTGCCATTTCCATCGGGTGAGAGTGCTCCGGCAAGCTCCTGGGCGATCTTCTCCATGCGTCTCTTGCCGATGGACTGGTTACCCATGTTCTCTTCTTTATCGATATCATCACAGACAATCAGTCCAGGTCGTTTCGCAGTCTTGGGATTGATGGTCCCCCTGTGAGACTGCTTGATAGAACGTGCTCTTATCCTGGCTTTGTTCTTGAGATAGAAGTCCAGATCGAATGAGTCCACAGGCTGCAGCTCAGGATAATCAATGGTGAGACGCTTGTTGTTCTGAAGCTCATGTAATGTGAAGGCTGTGCGCTCTTGTGCAAGGTCTACGTCTGCTGCAGTATGGATTACGTAGCGTTCACCTTTGATGATCATCCAGATCGGATAAACCACTCCCATGAGCACCGTTTTGCCCAGCCCACGAAAACCGGTGATAGCGATAATGCCTGAGCCCTTATCAGTCTCATCGAACATGGTCTCATGCGCTGGGCAAAAAGGTAGTGGGAAGATATGCGGGAAATAGCTATGGCAGAAGAACGAGAAGGCATCCCAACCCTCGGCTGTGGTTCGTCTTATCCTCTCAGCCTTGGCTTCGGGATTATCGTCTATAAAAGGCAAGACGGAGATCGTTTTGGATGCGATCTCCGTCAGAGCCTTGTTATGCCGCTGAATGAACTTCTTAGGCATAACCGGGTAACCCCCCGACGCC